TTATCAATCATAGATACTGGGCCAGAATAAGAAGTAATTGATCCAAGTAACGTACAAACATAAGAGCTATCAATGTAATAAACAAGATTACCGCACACACCATATAGCTTATTGTTGTTTGCCGTATACATTCCTCTCCATGAGTATGCAGATACACTTCCTTGTAAAGTTAAGCCTGGTGTCGGATAGTGTGTAAATGGAAATACACTACCTTGAGGATTTGCTTCTAAGTAAAGATTAACGCATCGTTGTGCAGATGCAATTACGCTTCTAGCTTGATAAGCACCCATTGTTAAAGCTGCTTTTGCCATTATCCAGCACTTCCAACGTAGAAGTCTCCGTAAATATTGTATGCACCAGACTTGCCACGCAAAGCAACAGGCATATGCAACAATGGAATTTGTGAATTTACCTCTTGTATTGTTCTCATGCTTGATTCAGCATACTTCGTAATCTTAGGATTATCAGGCATACCATAAATAGTCAATATTCTGTCAGCTAGATTCCATTGCATCGCATCCAAGTATTCTGGTGGCAATACAATTTCTTGGCTTAAATTTTGAAATGCTTGTAATTGAACCATTACGGTTATAAAGATTTCATATTGATTATTTGGCACAGGCCATACAAAGATGTTACCTATGGGAAATCCAGTTGAATAATAAATATACTGAGGAAACGCATTTAGATTCTTAATCGAGATTCGATTGTAATCTTCTTGTGCTCTTAAAACTTGTAATGGATAGTCCACAGGCAATGTACTACCGCCTTGCATCCTAAAGAACGCTGACTCTAACTTTACAGGTCTTGTAATATTGAATTGCTGATTTAGTCCAATGGTATAAGATACTGCACCAGTCGCTTGTATACCAATTGTTTCTAAGTTATACACCATATATCGTCTGCGTTGCCATTGAGCAAGCATCATATTTAGCATATTGAAAGAATCGTTTATATCTTCAGCTAAGGCACTCTGACCAACACCCACTACGTTTGCCGTTTTTAGTGCTAAATTAACAATATCTCTAGGAGTTGTCGGCAATGGCTGGCTCATATCTATCCTTAATCAAAGAATGGACTCCCAATTAAGAGAGTCCACCAATACATCTACAACGCAAATTAAACTACGTCAGCTACTACGCAAGCCCATTCAGGTTTGATTGCTGCGTAACCGTAGAGGATGTCCATACGAGTGATCAAGCTATCTGACATAACGTCATATGCTTCAATCATACGCAATGAGATACCATCAAAGTTAGCACGAGCAGCTTGTACCACACCAGCAGTCGGCATTTCTAAGTCAGCAGTTGCTAAAGTAAATGCTTCTGGGAAGTATGCCAAGTTCTGACGATACTGAGTTCCAGCAGGCATTACTAAGCTGATAACAGCAGAGTTAGCAGGAGAAGCAGTTACAGTATTAAACGCAGCAGGAGCTGGAGTAATCGCTGGGTAAATTGGAATACTTGTTGCACCAGAAGCCACGTTAGCAGTTACAACGAACTGACGTAATGTACCTTGTGATAAACCAGTTAAACGGTTAATCGCATATACACCAGCAATTGTAATAACGTCACCAGCATTGAATGTACCAGTAATCGCATTAACAGTTAAAGTAGTACCTGTCTGTGATCCACCGTTTACAGTACCAGCAGTAAATGAACCTACTGTGTGAACTAAAGTAGTTTGATCGTACATCCAATCAAAGCCTAAAGTATCACGAGAGATAATACCTGTTTCATACTGATCACTAATCTTAACTTGTGGATTAAACAAACCAGCTAATGAGCTAATGGTACGAGACTGAGTAACTGGATCAAGAATAATCTTACGATCCATTCTTGGTGCTAAGTTTTGGTCTAGTGCTGCACCAGCTTGTAGCCATTGCTGAGATTGTGGACTTGTTAATACAGAACCACTTAAATTAGCAACTAAGTTAGCAGAAGTATTAACTACGTTCATCAAGTCGGCAGCTACATAAGCAGCTAAACGATTGACAGCAGGAGCTAGTACACGTTCGCTAAAGTCATCTAATTGCATTGTTTTCTCAGCAGTACCAAAAGATACAGGTACGTTTGCTTGAGTAGCAACGGTTAAAGTTGTGTTTTGCTCATTAGTTCCTTGTGGAGTAATTGCTGGCCCAGTTGAAACTGTGTAATCGTTAGGTAAACGAACACGCAGAGTTGAACCGATTTTAGCTCCAGTACGAGCAAACTGATCATCATATTGACGTGATACTGTGCGTAAGAACGCATTGGTTTGAGTAAACAGACGCACCGCTTCATTGGTGATCTGATTAATCGTTAATAAAGAATTTGACATAATATCTCCATAAAGGTTTGGATAAAAAATAAAAGAAACTTACTTTTCGTCTTGGCTAGAGAGAAATTATTTACGCCCAATACAATGATTAACGGTTCATTTTGACCTTATGATTTGATTGTAAAGCCTATCAAAAATAAATTCAATAGGCTTTACTTATTTAACGTCTTTTTCTAGCGTTTGCAGCTCTCCACTTAATCCATTCGTCTGAATTTGATGGATCAGGTTCGGCACTTCCAGAAGATCTACTTGAACCGCCTTCAACATCACCGACTGGAGCTGGAGCATTAGACTTCTGTTTTCCTAGTTCTTTTGTGGCTTTTGATGATAGTTTTGTCAGTTCAACACCCATTTGCATAGGACTTAGGTTAGCAATTCGAATCGCATCATTGATGTTTTCAGACTTACCAAGATAAGTAATAACCTTTTCAGGACTAGGAATTGCTGCTAAAGCCTGTAAGAAGTCTTGACCACCGACACCAGCTAACTGCAAATTAGTGACCGATTTGTCGTAAACTTCGCCAAACTCTGCCTTTGCGTTTCTTTCAATCTCAGTCATTTTAGCGACAAACGATTGCTCTTGAACTTGTTGAGCAGCTATTTGTTTAGCATAAGTCATTGCTAGTTCTTGAATATTCTCCTGTGGAGCATAAGTTTGCTCAGACTGTTGCTGGTGGCTTTGATTCTGATATTCTTCTAGCTTTTGCTTGGCAGCGTTCTTTTCAGCAGCAAGTTCACCCATCCTACGTCTCGCCCAGTCAGGCAATTCGTTGTACGAGTTTTCTTGTTTTGATTCTTCTTTAGGTGTTTCTATTGGTTCTTGGTTTAATTCAGCGTCATTTTGCGTTGTAGCTGTATCTTCCATTATTGGATTCCTTGAGGTTGTGGTTGTTCCATAGATTGCATGGGTTCTGGTTGCTGCATTGATCCTTGAATATTTGGTAAATACTCCTGTATCAATTGCGATGGATCAAATTGTGTTTGATCGTATTCTTTTGCAGGATCTTGCTCGTTTTCAATTTCGTAGACTGTCTTATCAGTTATTCTATTCATCTGGTCTGAGTTTAATTGACCGATTAATAGCTTCAAACGATCTGTTTCTGCCTTAAACGCATTAATTACGTCTTGACGTTCATTCTCGTAACGTAATGCTAAGTGATTTAAAGCGTCTACATCTGCACGTTGTTTCTCAATAGCAATATAAGACTGCTTTTCATTGAGTTGCTCTGTAAGTTGTTGGATTGCCATTTGTGATTGCTCTAACTGTTGCATCATCATCTGTTCTTGTTCCGATGGCCCAGTTCCTAAGATGTTAGGTGGTATCCAATTACGCATACGTTCTTGTAACTTATCCGCACCTGGGAAGTCTGCACTACCCATATATAAGTCCCCAATAACCTGAGATAAAGCTGGTTGAGCAGTTAGTAACTTCGTCATCGCATCAAACGCTTCTTCACGCTTGGTATCGTAACTTGGGCCACACTCTGCGACTACATCATACTTACCAACATTCGGATTGAAGATAGTCTTAATCTTTGCTTCTTCTTCTAGTTCCTTTTGTATGATGGCTTCTCTAGCTTGTGGATCGACCATAATTTGATCTTCAGAACCATCTTCACCTAAGATTCTAACAATACGTTTTGTATCATAGATTTTAGGAATCAAGTCAATAATAATCTTACCGACAAACTGAATAGTATTAGCTTGAGCATCTTGGAAATGGAATGTTGCACGATTACCTTGATTGACTCGCTTATCAATACTAACTCCTGACAACTCTTGACTTTGCTCACCAAACGTCTGCTCGTACTGACCAGA